ATACATAGCAATATAAGGAGATACATACATGACTATGTCGTTTGATGCACTAAAAAAGAACCGTTCAAGTTCACTAAACAAATTGAACCAACAGCTCGAAAAGATTTCACAAAAGAGCTACTCAGATCCCAACGAAGGCAAATTCTGGAAACCAACACGCGACAAAGCCGGTAATGGTTTTGCCATCATTCGTTTCTTGCCAGCACCCCAAGGTGAAGATATGCCATTCGTACGTATTTGGGATCACGGCTTCCAAGGCCCAACCGGTTTGTGGTATATCGAAAACTCCCTAACAACTCTAAACCAAGACGATCCTGTATCAGAATTTAATTCAAAGCTATGGAATAGTGGCATTGATTCAGATAAAGAGCAGGCTCGTAAACAAAAACGTCGTCTAAAATACGTTTCAAATATCTTGGTTATTAAAGATTCAGCTAACCCAGAAAACGAAGGTAAAGTATTCCTTTATCAATTTGGTAAAAAGATCTTTGATAAACTAAACGATATGATGAACCCGTCGTTTGAAGATGAAACACCAGTCAACCCATTTGACTTTTGGGAAGGCGCAAACTTCCGTTTGAAAATTCGTCAGTTCGAAGGTTATCCTAACTATGATAAATCTGAGTTCGACGGACCTTCTGCTTTGTCAGACGACGATGCAGAATTGGAACGCATTTGGACCCAACAGCATTCTCTTCAAGAATTGGTTGACCCAAAGAACTTCAAAAGCTATGCTGAACTAAAAACAAAATTGTACCGTGTACTTGCTCTTGATGAAGAGCCATCCAACCCTACTACAGCAGAGGATGATAGCGATGATTTGGATTTGGGCAGCATGATGGGTAATACATCGCGTTCAGCTCCTGAGCCAACGTTGAAAGAAACGATGCCAGAACCATCGGCAAGTATGTCAATGGATGACGATGATGACGATCTATCAATCTTTAAGGAACTAGCAAATGGCTAATAAAGTCTACGAAGAAGTTCTAGACTTTGACTTCGGCTTCAGCTTTATTGATGAAGAGCTTCAGGAAAAAGAAGCTGCGGCCGAAGAAACCATCCAAACCATCAGCTCTGAAAAGCAATCGTTAGAAGATCAATTAACGGATGCCAAAGTCAAAGCTGATGATTTGGAATATAGAATGGAACTTCTATTTAAATCAATTACTCCATTCTTAGATAACCTATGTAAGAATCCAGAAAAATCAACAATTTATTGGCCTGATCGCGTATCAAAGATTGAGGCTTATAAAACTAAATTGGCTTCAATCGTACAAGGAAATTAATATGAGTCTACTCGACAAATTAGTGAAAAACTCTACCATTAAGATGACAGCTCCTCTCAGCGAGTCTAAAGTCTTTGGTAAAAAAGACATGGCACCAACACAAGTACCTATGGTAAATGTTGCGTTGTCAGGTCGTGTTGATGGCGGACTATCCCCAGGATTGCTAGTTTTGGCAGGTCCATCAAAACATTTTAAATCTGCTTTTGCTCTTCTTATGGCTGCAGCATATTTAAAGAAACATGATGATGCAATTTTGCTATTTTATGATTCTGAATTTGGTACGCCTCAAGCGTATTTTGAATCATTTGGTATTGATATGGATCGTGTTATCCATACTCCAATTACAAACGTTGAAGAACTAAAGTTTGATGTTACAAAACAATTGGATGCGATTGAGAAAAAAGATAACGTAATTATTGTTATTGACTCGGTTGGTAACCTTGCTTCTAAGAAAGAGGTTGAGGATGCAATGAACGAGAAATCAGTCGCAGATATGTCTCGTGCTAAGGCACTTAAATCTCTTTTCCGTATTGTAACACCACACCTCAATCTTAAAGATATCCCACTTATTGCCGTAAACCATACTTATCAGGAAATTGGTTTATTTCCAAAAGCTATTGTTTCAGGCGGTACAGGTATCTATTATTCAGCTGATGCTATTTGGATTATCGGTCGTCAACAAGATAAAGTTGGTACAGAAATTCAAGGCTATCACTTTGTGATTAACATTGAAAAATCTCGCCACGTTAAAGAAAAATCTAAAATTCCAATTTCCGTATCATGGGAAGGTGGTATTATGAAATGGTCCGGTTTGATGGAAGTTGCTGAAAAAGGTGGCTACTTGCGTAAACCTAAAGTTGGATGGTACGAAGCAGTAGATCCAGCAACCGGTGAAATTATTTCTGATAAATTAATGCGCGCCAAAGAAGTCAACGATAATAAAGATTTTTGGATGATGATGTTTGAAAAAACGGACTTTACCAAGTTTATTAAAAACAACTTTACTATCGGTGCATCAGGTAGCATTATGCGTGAAGATGATGTTACAGAAGAACAAATTGATGAATTGGTTGACGACGAAGAAGAGTAATTGTTGACATATTCCACAATATGTGTTAATATAATTTTAATGGCAGCTAATTTTATTGGTTGCCATTATTCAACTCAGCATACTAGGATTTATAATGATTGAGAATACTGTATTATCAAATTTGGTTTTTAATCAAGAATATTACCAAAGAGTGTATCCTTATATTAAATCGGAATACTTTGAAGATAATAACTTGAAAAAAGTTTTTAGTGCATACGCAGAATATGTTGAAGAGTATAAAGAACCTCCATCTATTGAAGCTTTGAAGATTTCACTCGATAAGCGCAAAGATATGAACGAAGACTCTTATAAAAATGTAATGTCTTTGGTTGACGATCTTCAACGAGACCCTGATACTAATATTGATTGGCTCGTTTCTGAAACTGAAAAATTTTGTCAAGATCGAGATTTGTTTAATGCAATTCGTAAAGCCATCCTAGTTATTGACGGCGAAGACAAAGAAATGGATAAAGGTTCTCTTCCTGAACTTTTGTCTAATTCTTTGTCAATTAGTTTTGATACTTCCATCGGTCATGATTATATTGAAGACTATGAAAGCCGTTATGATTTCTATCACCAGAAACTAGAACGCATTCCATTTGATATTGACTTGCTTAATAAAATTACTAAAGGTGGTTTACCTCGTAAATCTATGACTGTTTTGTTGGCAACAACCGGTGGTGGTAAATCTTTGGTTAAATGTCATGCTGCAGCAAATGCAATGATGGCAGGTAAAAATGTTTTATACATTACTATGGAAATGGCCGAAGAACGTATTTCAGAACGTATCGATGCTAATCTTATGGATTGTACTCTTGACGAAATTACAATGATGCCTCGTGATGTATACGATAAACGAATGAGTCGTATCAAATCAAAAGCAACTGGTAAATTAATCGTTAAAGAATATCCAACTGGTTCTGCCCACGTTGGTCATTTCCGTCATTTGCTTAATGAATTACGTATGAAACGTAATTTTAAACCAGATATTATATTTGTAGATTACTTAAATATCTGTGCGTCTGCTCGAGTAAAAGGTGCAGCTGCAGCAAATTCGTATACTTTGGTAAAATCTATTGCGGAGGAAATTCGTGGACTTTCTATGGAATACAATTGCGCGATTGTTACTTCTTCTCAGTTTAACCGTGATGGGTATGGCAATTCTGATGTTGATCTTACGAATACTTCTGAATCCATGGGTATTACTCATACTGCTGATTGTATTCTTGGTTTGATTACTTCTGAAGATCTTGATAACCTTGGCCAGTTAATGATTAAACAACTTAAAAATCGTTGGAATGATTTAAACTATTATCGCCGTTTCGTTGTTGGTATTGATCGCTCTAAGATGAAATTATATGATCTTGAAGATAGCGCGCAAAATGGTATTGGGCAAGGCCAATCGGCTGCAAATACTGTAATGCAAAAACCATCGGTGTCTTTTGACGATACGCCTGTATTTGATAAAACAAGTATTGGTGGTTCTAAAAACAAAAAAGGTTTATTTTCAGCTGGAGATTTGACATGAGCTATGTTGTAAAACAAACTAAAACTCGGAAATATATGATTTACGATACGTCACGAAATTTTTTTATTAATTTAGAAATGAATAAGCGAGACGCAAATACTACTTGTCGTAAACTTAACCTCGGAGGTGGCTTTGGGGGATTTATTCCTAACTTTTTCAATTTAAAATTTAACATAAACGAATAAACGGTGACTCTTTTTTTATTTTTATAAATATTAGTAAATAAATCAACTTATGAGTCTAATATGAAAAGTTTTAAAGGATATATCACCGAAGTGGCACAGCAAGGATTTCAATACGAAGCTAACGCAGCAAAAGCTTTAAAACCGTATGATATTGTGCCAAAGAATTTTGTTCCAGCTGGAGCAGGATCTGATATACCAGACCTTATGATTAAAAAACCAGGTGCAGGGCAAACTCCGGTTGGTTGCGAGTTAAAAATCACAGCAGCTTCCGCAGGATCACTTGTTATGAAATGGAATAACGGTACTTGGTCTATCGGCAATCCAAATGAAACAAATGACGAAAAGCTTTTTGTTATAGAACTTGCTAAAGAGGTTGGTGTTTTAAATACG